AGGATAATCGAGAAGAACAGGCCAGACCTAGTCAGACCTGACAGGAAGATGGAAGAGCTTGACCTCAGTCTTCCAATCCTCCCACATAACCTTAGGGTATGGATTGACAATGCAAGGCCAACTGTTGGATATACGGTACGAAATTTCGATGAGACTCCCTTCTGGCATGAAATCTACGAGGACAATCATCCGAACATTATGCTTGTTTGCGGACGTCAGACTTACAAGACTACGTTTTGCAGTGATCTAGTTGGTTGTTATAGTACAAGTCGAGCCAGATCAGAAACCTGTTACGTTGCAGATAACGAGCCACATCTTAGCGCATTCTCAAAGCAACGATGTCGTATCGAGACCTTCCTACAGAACCCCCTTCCACGCCAGTTTCTCCGTCACGACAGAGGTAACATTGGAGAAATCAGTCTTGGCAATGACTCGGTTATTTATCTGGTGAGTGATGAAGGTGAATACCAAAAGGTTGAAGGCAAGTCGCTACAACTCTTGGTCTGTGATGAATTCCAGTACCATGACGTACAACATCTGGCAAAGGCTAAGTATGCACTCTTTAGGACTCACGGAAGGTTTTACGGTCTCGGTATCGGAGGAGAAGCAGGATCAGAATATCATAAACTGTGGAATCGTACTGATCAAAGGGAATGGAAGTACGATGATGTTGACTGGCTAGTCAAGTATATGAACAAGTTAAACGCAGAGGGATTCTATGGCGGAGACAATGATGACCTCAAAAAGATTCTTGCAGGCCGTTGGGTCGCCACGAAACCAGAGAATACGGAATATCGTGGATACCACTTACCTCAATGGATCTACGCCCCCATTCCTCATACTATTGATGATGCCGTAACTAAATATCACATATCGTCTGAATACTCTATCCAATACCAAGAGATACACAATCCTCGTTCTACATTCCTTAGCCATTGTAAAGGAGAATTTTTCAAGGCAGAGCGCAGACCAATTACCCCAGAGATGGTCGAAGCCTGCTACGTCCCGTATCTTCGATTCCAAACGCCAGAGGAAGTTCGAATGTTGAAGAACATTTATCAGAATGAAATACGCATACTAGGTGGAATAGATTATGGCTCGGGACCAAGCGCCTCTAAGACAGTGGCAAGTATTCTCATTCATTGGAGAAAATCTCATAGATACCAACTTGTGTGGCTTGACCCAAGACCCCAAGAACACCAACTTGACCAAGCTCGTTATCTCGCAGAATTGTTTGGCCCCAAAGGTTACGAAGTTGATATTGGAGTTGGAGACTTAGGCTATGGACAAATCCAAGTCAAGCTCATGCAGACGGGAGGAAGTGATTCACATGGCAATCACTTTGATGGACTTGCAAGCAAATTTGTTGGAGCTAGAACGTATGGAACAGAAATTAAACCTGAACTCGCATATCAACTTAAAGTCGACGAACATGGTGAAGAGAAAGGAAGAATAGAAATCGACAAGACAACCGTAATTCAAAAACTCGTTGACGACATTGATACCTATGTTCCACATCCATTCTTCACAGACAAGCCAGAATTGAAAAGGCCGATGATAATGCTACCATTCTATAACAATTCACAATTCAAGATAGAACAACTCAAGGAAGACCTTTGTGCAACTACTCGAAAGGACTTGTCAGAGATCCAGGATATCATAGCAGAGGACGACCCACGACAAAAAGCAAAGAAGGAATTCAACCATCCACGGGATACTGTAATGTCATTGATCTATTGTTTCGTTGCGGATGCAAACTATGATGAAGCAGCATTTGATATTCTGGGAGTCTAGACTATTATGGAGAATAGCTTAAAAGACTGCAAATCTAATACTAATTGCCTTGGTTAGATGTAAAAATTGTGAAAAAACGTTCGGACACCCTCAGGGAAGATCATGGGCTAGACAACTCTGTCATCCTTGCGACACGGAACTAAACCCAGAACTTTACGTAGCACGCCAGTCTCATGGAACTGGCCCTCAAAAAGCTCAAGTATCAGTATATCGTGACCTAGTATCATGAGCCAAAAAACTACAACTCCAAAAGAAAAACCGAAACCAAAGACTCAGGAACAACTATTCACGGAAGCCGTTAAAAGAATGTGCAAGATAAACTATGGTGAAATTTACGAACAGCTCTTAATAGCAAAAAAAGCACGAGACGCCTTGAATCCAAAAATACGAACGCTAAACGAAAATATCGATATCTGTGAACAAGCTCTTAAGATAAGACGCATGGAAGATCATCTCGAATAAACGCTTGTATAGTATTATAATAATGAAAAGTCATGGCTGGCGTAAATGCTATTGGCTCTACAACTGGTTCCAAGACACAGAACACAGAATGGTTTGCCACGGATCTTTCTCCCGTCGTACTAGCTCCAAAGACTGCAAAGTTCAGAATTACTGTTTCGTGCAGCGCAACAGTGATAGTAGAGATTACACTTGATTCAGGTTCTAACTGGACAGCACTAAATTCAGGTACAGCGATAGGCGCTGATGAGATTTTCTTGTTTGATGTTCCTGTCAGGAACGGCGACACATTCAACATGAGGACGCCGACGGCTGGTGGCTGTACAGTGGACATTTGTAGAATCGAAACCGTAACAGGCGAGGGTTAGAAATGGGATCAAATCCACCTCAAGGGAATCCAATAAATCCCATCATAATTCCAAAAACAGCAGATCAAACCATCTCTAGTCAAACAACGCTTCAAGATGTCACAGACTTGGTTCACGTATTAAAACCAAGTACCCGATATGTAATTGAGTATCTTACTAATATCACCTCACCAGCAGCAGCAGATTTAGATTTTACATTCAAAGCAATTTCTGGGACTGCTTATGCGGAGTTTGGTCTAGGTCTTGGTTCTAGTGCTACGACAGCCTTTGGCACAGAAGAATTAGAGGTAACCTCTGGGGTTAGAGAACAGATAGCTGGCGTTGCATGGCTTAAAACTGGTTCAGGCGGTGGTACTTTACAATTACAATATGCACAAAACGTATCCGATGCTGGAAATACCACAGTTCATGAAGGTGCCGTACTACTACTCTATATATTAAAGTAAATTGGTTAAAGAATCATTTCTTTCAAGGATTGGCAATTTCTTAAAGAGCGCCACTAAAAACACGAGTGAGTATGCTGATTATGCTCCAGATGGCCAGCCAGGTCTCAACGTCTACAAAGTACGGGATGCAATCAATATGTTCAGCACACCCGTCTTTGGCCCAGAGGTAACAGGACTCGGCGCTTACGCAAGAGAGGGATATTCATCCAAGGCCTTTGAAATTCCCGTTGTAGGATTTCGTGAACAAGTCAAGGCGATGGAAATCGACGAAGATGTCAATCTCGCTCTGAATACGATGACCGCTCAGATTACGGGCGGAAAACATTACTGGCGCTCTAACTTCGAACAGATGGTCGAATACATGGGAAAGTTCTCACATGATATAGATTTCGACTGGATGGATACGATTCTAGTAAAAGAGTTAACGGGATATGGGAATTCCGTCTGGAAGCCACGTCTTGGAATAGAATACATCCGAGGAAAGGAGGATATCATGCACTTGCCTATTTCATCATTCCAAAGAATATGGTGGGACAGACAGCGACGTCCCTATCGTTTAGAGTTTAGAGGCCCAGAGTATCAGGGATATCACGACCCTTACCAAATCATGCACTTTATCTGGAATCCCGTAGATGCTAGCGCTTTCGGCATTGGATTAATAACAGCTCTTACGGCAGTACGTGATTTCACGGATATAGAACCAAACGGCCCAGTTGACAAGCAACGTCCCAGTCTATTGGACATGAAACTATCAACCCAGCTCACAATGCACCTGACAGAAAAACGCTATGTCCCAAGAAACGTCTACAACGCACTGGATTCGGATGAAACCGACAGAGCAGCGATGAGAACAGCATTAGCAGCGCTACAAGTTGGTCAGGACTTTGTCACTGGGAAAAAGGTCGAAGTCCAGGAGCTGGGATCATCGACAAGGGCATTTGACCCAACAAAACACACAGATACCGTCCTTGGCCCAATTATGAAGGCACTAAACAACTTTAGAGGAAAACAGGCCCAAGAATCGTCACACCAGTACGCCAACGCCAAAACAGCAGCCGTACTAGATGATATAGGAATGTCGTCATTCCCACAGGCAATTCAACGACAATTACAGGATCACCTGTTCCAACCTTGGTACGAAGGCAATCCAATCTATATTCAAGAATATGGAGGCGGATTAGTATCACTCCCCTGGGTTGACGCCGAAATGATCCTAGAGTTTGGTGCACTAGAAAAAAAGGACATGGAACCAAAGGACTTTGCCAGTATGATAGAATCTGCCGTTACTACGGGCGCAGTGTTTGATATTGTGGAAAAACGTGAACTATACGAAAAAGCAGGACTGCCACTCTCAAAGGACTTTACCGACCAAGCCAAGCAGATGGCAAACACGATGAGCATGGATCCAATGATGAACATGGATCCAAACATGATGGACTGGAGTACCGCTCAAGCCGACCAATCCGCACGCCCTCAGGATTATCCACAATTCCAAGGAACCGAACCAAAAACACCAATACAAGAAACAATCGATGACAAGATCAAACGAGAGAAACTAGAAATATTGAAGAGGATGAAAAAGAAGTATGCCTGATATTGAATATCGTTACGGGGACAGGACTTATGCCGTTCTTCCATTACAGGAAATGATTGTCGACCGTTCCAAAGACGAGACGGACACCCAGCCAGTAAAGTATAACATTGAACTCCATAATACGACTCCAGCGATAATCGAGATAGAAGACATCACCCATAATCTTCCCAATGAGATTCTACAAATCACCGAACGCCCAAAGAATCTAGCGCCATTCAAGGATGGAAGGCTACGATTCACAGTGTATAGCAAAAATCTACTCGATTGGCCCCATGCACTGCCACGACCTCAGTTTAACGTAAATTACAATAAACGAGTCGTGTTGATCTAGAATGTCACTAGAAATCAACCAGCT